GCCCCAGGAGGTCCTCCGCCTCGCCCAGCAGGCCACCCGCCCGGCCGCCGGCATCGGAGCGGCGCGCGGCCGGCCCGAACTCCGCATCCGCGAACGGCTCCTCGCTGGAGACGTCCTCACGCAGCAGCAGCGCCACGCTGTAGCAGATGATCGCCTGCTTCGCCTCGGCCGGCAGGCCGGAGATGCCCGCGCCGGTCGCGTGCGCGTTGGTCAGCGCGCCGGCGAGCGGCGCGATGGTCGAGCCCGGGGCGTAGCCCGCGGCGACCGTGACGGCCTCCTCGAGGCCCGGGTCCCAGATCCGCAGGACATCGCCCGGGAAGATCCCGGCCGGGTCTGCGACGGTGACCTGTGCGGCGCCGGTTGTGGCGCTGGCCGCGAGGACGGTCGTGGCGTACCCGGCCTTGTAGGTCATCCGCGCGTACAGCTGGCCGCCTGGGGAAGGCCGCCCGAACTCCAGACCGGCCGCGGCGAACCCCGCACGTGAGGGAATCGCGGTGATGATCGACCGGCCGTCCTCGATCCACACGCCGGACAGGTCGGTCATGTCGGTGAGGTTGCCCGGGTCGGCGCCGTACGCCAGGCCGGTGACCTGCCGGACCGGGATCTTCGACGGGTGGATCGCGACCGTTCCGTCCCGGCGGGCCCGGACACGGAGCTGTTCGACGACAGTGGATGCGCCGAGCCCGAAGCCGGGGTTGACTTCGTTGTCCGCCCACGCGCTCGCGCGAAGCAGGACGTTGAAGAGCTCGTCGTCCTGCTTGTCGGCCGTGCCGCCGGGGATGAGGTCGTCGCTGTCGATCCACGTCGGTGCGGCCCGGAACTCCGGGACGGTGACGTACGGCGCGACGAGGAGCCGGTCGGCGGGCGCGATGGGCGTGGTCACGGTCTACTTCCCGTCGCCCTTACCGGAGTCGTCGCCGTCGCTGGAGCCGTCGTCCTGACCGGTGCCGGATCCGTCGTCGCCGCCCTCGCCGCCTTGGCCGCCGTCGCCTTGGCCGCCGTCGCCCTGGCCACCGGCGTCCTTGGGCTTGACGGCCTTGGCGTCCCACGCACCGTGCTCGCAGGACACGACCGTGGCGTCCGCCGGCTGATCCGCCATCCCGTACGGGAAACACTCCGCGCACAGGTTGGTCTTCTTGAGTCGTGCTGCTGCCATGATCAGGTTTCCCTTTCGCATTCGCCGCCGCACCGTGAGCAGCAGCGGAAGAACGAACCGAACGAACAGGCCGGGCAGCGCCAGCCGAGACCGGCCGAGGTGGTACCGGCCAGGGACGGGGCGAACCCGCCGGCCTTGATGAGCGCGCGGGCGTCGCGCGGGGCCATGTCGTAGACGCCGTCACGGGCCTTGTACCGGCGGCCGGACAGGCCATCGACCTCGGCCACGGCCCTCGCGGGAGCGACGACCTTCATCAGTCCTGCCGCTCCGGCCAGTGCCACGTGCCGCCACGGTGGTCGCCCTCGGCCTGGGGGCAGCGGTTGAAGAACATGCCCGTCGGGTTGAGGACGCACAGGTCCAGGACGACGGCGTCGCTGGCCCACGCCTCGGCGGCATGCCCGAAGTCGACCGGCGGCAGGGCACCCTGCGGTACTCCGGTGACGATCGCGGCCCGGCACTGCGAGGTGTATTCGCCGCCGGGTGTGCCGTACGAGACGTAGTGCACGATCCGGCCGACAGACGGCTTCAGAGACATGGGCCTCTCCTGTATGGGGACAGGGACATGGGTGTGAGGCCCCGGGGCGGGGACAGGCGCCCGGGGCCTCACGAACAGGGGGATCTACTGCAGGCCGAGCAGCGCGCCCGACCAGGCCGGCGCGTAGTGCACGAGCGTCCCGAACATGTACGTGCTCTGGTCGTACGTGTACTGGATCACCGGCCACTCCACGGCCATGTAGTCCTGCACGTTGATGACCTGCGAGGTGTTCGCGACCTCCGAGTCCGGGACCGGCAGCGTCCGGGACCGGATCAGGGAGGCGCCCTTCGGCATGTACGGGTGCACGTTCAGGTCGACCATCTTGCCGGTGACCTGGTTGGAGATGCCGTTGACGACCGACCCGACCGTCGCACCGCCGGTCGCCTCACCCTCGGTCAGCGCGATCCGGTACGACGTGGACGCCGCGGTGCGCTTGAGGAAGTCGCCGAGCTGGCGGCGCACGTTCCCGTCACACCACACCTCGTCCGGGTCGGCCAGCAGCTTGTTCCCGGCCAGCACCGCCGGGTTACCGACGTTGCCGGAGGAGATGCCCGCGCCGTACATCGCCGCGAACGCGTCCTGCCACGGCGAGTCGCCGAGGCTGTTCGCCGGCGTCACCGCGTCGAAAATCTTGGAGTTGACGCGCTTGAGGTAGCCGGTCTGCGCCGGGTCCGTCACCACCGTCAGCAGCCCGTCGTAGCCGTTGGCGTTGAACGTGGTGTCCGCCGCGGTGAACGGCGCGCCGCCGGCCGCGTACGACGACAGCGTGATCGTGGTCGTGCCACCGGTGGTGATCGGGCTGAACGTGCCCTGGTAGGTCTCCGAACCGGCCGGGCCGACGTACACGTTGTACGCGAGCGCGCCCGCCGGTTCGGCGCCGCCGGTGAAGGTGATGACGATGTTCTGGCCGAGGGTGACGACCAGGCCGCCGGACACGGTCGCGACGACGGACTCCCCGCCGCCCGCGGCCGAGGAAATCTTCACGCCGTACGTCGCCGCGGGGATCGTGCCGGTCGAACCGGACGCCGCGGCCGTGCACGTGGGTGCCGCCACCGCGCCGAGGTAACCGTTCCCGGACGCGCCGCGGCCGTACAGCAGGGCACGCTCCTCGGCGCCCATCGTCGCCCACAGCAGCGCCGTCTGCGACAGGGACCGGATGTCCTGGAAGCCCTGGCCGGCGAACTGAGCCTTCCAGGTGACCATGTCGGACAGGCCCTGCTCGACGTAGGCGACGGTCTTGCTGTCGGACGCGTAGTTGATCTTCGCGCCGCGACGGAGGTTGATGGGCCCGAACGCCGTGCTCGCGGTCTCGGAGTTCATGAACGCCATCTGGTCGGCGACACCGCCGACACCGGAGTTGCTCCAGCCGAGGATCCGCTTGAACTGCCGGGCCGTGCCCTGACCCTTCCCGCGCGGGAGGCTGTTCCGCAGCGGCGTCATCCGCGGGATGAGCAGCTTCGCCGGGGCCTCCAGGTCGTAGGGAACCAGGCCGGTGCTGTTCGGCGACAGCAGCGACCAGTCCTTGCCGATGTCGGCGGTGAGGCCCTTCAGGGCATCCAGCTCGGCCTGGACGCCGGCGAGGACGTCCGGGGACAGGCCCTTGGTGAGCGCGTCGACCCGCTGGGCGATCGCTTCGCCCTGGCCGGTATCGACGATGCCCTGCTCGGGCACGAACGCGCGGCCGCCGGCCTGCGCGCGCTTGTGGCATTCGGCGAGGGTGGTCTTGTACACCTCGAACCGCTCGGCGACGTCGGTGCCGGAGCGGGCGTCGGAGAACATCTCCGACGGCTGGGGGGCTGCGTATCCCACGGGTTCTCCCTGGTTGCTGGTGTGGTTACTGCGACTGACCGGCGGCGGCCTTGCGGAGGTCCGCGGCCTTCTGCCGGTATCCGGCGGAGGCGGTCGGGTCCTGGACCTGGTCGGCCATGGCCTCGTAGTAGGCGGCCTTCTGCTGGTCGGCTCCGTTGGTCTGCTGCCGGGTGGCGGTGGCCGTGATGACCGGGCCGCCGGGGAGAGGCGTCGCCTTCACCTTCGCCAGCTCTGCCGCGAGCGCATCGACGCGCTCCTGCGCGGCCTTGGTGGCCTCCGTGACTGCTGCCTTCACGAGGTCGTTGACCTCGTCCTTCGACACGGCGGGGGCCGCATCGGTGGTCTTGGTGACGTCGGGGTCGACGTCCTTCCAGTCGTCCGGGAGGAGGTCGGTCGCCCCCAGGGCGCGGGCTCGCGCCTTGATGTGCGCCTTCGCCTTCGCCGGGTCCTTCGCCCTCCCGACCGCGCGGATCGCGTTCTTCAGGTCGCCCTTCGTCTTGATCGGGAACGACCCGTCGCTCATCGCCTGGCCGTCGCCGGCCGCGGCGTCGCGTTCCTTCGCCGAGAAGTCCCGCTTCGCCAGCTCGGCCAGCGCCGTCTTCATCTCGGCGGGCAGCGCATCGACCTCGGCCGGCGTGTAGCCGAACTTCGCGGCCAGCGCCACGTACGCGATGCCGTCGTCGGTCTCCGCGCCAGCGGCGTCGGCCTGCTCGCGCTGGAGCCAGCACTTCAGGCACTCGACGGCGTTGACGAGCAGCGAAATGTCGAACGCCTCGTCGAGGTGCCCGGCGGCGAGCTCGTCGGCTTCCATCTTGATCAGGCCCGCGATGAGCGCGATGGCCTGCCGGCCGCCTTCGATGTCGGCGGTCTCGTCGACCTGCCCGTCCGGGCCGATCGCCTTCGTGACGAGCGCGACCGCCTTGTCGCGGTCGCTCGGCTCCGGCTTGCGTGCGCCGAGGATCGCCTTCTGGATGATGGCGGCCAGCTCGCGGTCGGTCATCGTCCTGACGCCCTTGGCCTGCTGCTCGCCGCCGTCGAGCGAGGCCTTGGCCTCCTGCGGCTTGGCGGCCTGTTCGCCCTCGTCTTCGCCGGTCTGGTCTTCGACCGGCCAGTCCTCGATGCCCTCCAGCAGGTCACCCTCGGCATCGACGGGCAGCAGCGGCGCGCCCTTGTCCAGCGTCGCCGCCTTCGCGATCGCCAGCGTCGCGGTCGGGTTGCACGGCCGGTCGACGTAGGAGACCTCCACGATGGAGCCACCAACGATGCGGCCGCCCGGAGCGCTGGCGTCCTTGACGACCTGCGCGTTCCTGATCCCGACCGAGTAGCCCTTCAGCACGCCGGTCTCGATCTTCTTTGCGGTGCCCTCGTCGACGCACTTGGACTTGACCATCCAGTCGTCGCCCTGCGCGGCGAGCTCCAGGCCGACGCCCGCGGCGATCGGCTGGTGCATCTCCCGCAGGTTCCCCCACGTCATCCACTCCGGCATGGCCTGCTTCAGCCATGCCGGGTCGCAGACCTGCTTATCCAGGTCGAGGTCGGGGCCGGTGGCCTTGCCGTAGACGATCAGGTCGCCGTTTGCGTCGCGTTCGGCCTTGGTGATGTCGGCCGCGAAGGCGTGCGTGATGCTCATCGAGTCTCCTACTTCTTGCCGTGTTCGCGGCCCGGCCACTCGCCGGTGGCCTCCTTGTGGCGGTTCGCGCAGTACCCCTGCGGGTCCGCCATGTGCTTCCCGGCGATCGCGACGCACCGGTCGAAGTCCCCGTCCGTGCCCCACCCGATCTGTGCCGCGCCCTCACCGCGCACGTACCAGTGCCGGAGCTGCTCGGCGTTCCCGCGGTTCCGGTCCGCGCCGCCGGCCTTACCGACGTCGAGGACGGGGGCGATCGCGCACCGGCAGTTCGGGTGCTGCGGTGGGGCGTCCACGCCGCCGGCGAAGTCTTGGCCGCGGTGGATCGGCCCCTCTTCGCCGTTGCCGACGCAGATCGGGCACGCGTCGCTCGGCGCGATCATCCACTCGACCCGGTCGACACCCGCGTCCCGGTAGGTGTCGGTCGACGCCTGCGACTGCGCGCGGGCGACCTCCGTACGCGCCACCATGTCGGCGCGGCCGGGGTCATCCAGGACGCTACGGAGGTCCCGGGCGACGCGGTCCGTCGACCAGCCGTCGCGGAGTGCCTCGGCGAGGACCTGGGCGAGGTCGTCGAGGCGGGTCTTGGCGATCGAGCGGATGGTCTCAACGCCGTAGTGGTCGAGGAGGTCCTGAAGGCCGCGGGCCCCGCCGATCAGCTTCCGTGCGGCGGCCGGGTTCCCGGGAGTCCAGTCGCCCCAGTCCGGGCGTGCGCGGGTGAGCAGGCCTGTTGCGGACGTGTGGCCGATGAGCCATGCCTCGACCCACAGGTCGCCGAGGACCGGGCGGAGCGCGCCTGTGAGGGATGCGAGGACGTCGGCTGCTTCGACCCACTGCTGTGCGGTCTCCGCTCCGGTGCCGGTCGCTCCGCCGGCCTCTGCCGGGTCGACGGCCTTCTGCGCAGCGCGGCCGTTCAGCCAGTCGGCGGCGAGCTGCTCGACGTCGACCGCGTCGGTCAGCGCACGGCGGATGACGCGCCTGTAGTGCGTGGTGAGGGCTTCGTCATGCTCCCAGCCCGGCCAGCCTTTTGGGCCGGCATCACCGGCCTTGAAGGTGACGCGGTCATCGTCGGCGAGGTCCGGCGCGAGCTTCACGAGCAGCGCTCGGTCGGCGGTGAACTCGAACGGCCGGCCCGGCGCGGTGCGCTTGCGTGCCCAGCGGCGGAAGGCGGCGAGCTCGGCCTTCGCCGCGATGGCCTGCTCGCCGCCTTCCTCACCTTCCCCACCTTCGCCCGCCGGCGAAGTCTCTTCCCCCTGTGGTGGTTCCTGGCCCGGGGCCGGGGGCTTGCCCTGCGCGAGCGCCTGGCGGGCCGCCTCGGATGCCTCGGCCGATCCCTCGATGAAAGTGATCCCAGACGCGGTGATGATGGCCGGCTTGTCGGCCTCCGCGATGTCGAACCGCGGCAGGCCCAGCCGGTCACGGTCCTCGTTAATCGTCATCCGCCCGGACTTCACCCGGGAGTCGGCGATCGAGTCGGAATCCTGCTCGTCCTCCTCATCCAGGCCCAAGAATTTGAACTCGAGCTCTGCCGGCGCGCCGAGGTGGATCCGCTGGATGCGGGTGAGCAGCCGCTGCCACCAGCGGGCGTCCGGCAGCAGACCCTTGCGGTAGTTGATCTCCGACTGGCCCTGGTGCAGGCCCGAGGAGCCGAGGCCCTTCGCTTCGGTGAAGCCCAGCTCCGTGGTCGGCACGTTGAAGTGGGAAGCGACCAGCTTGATCAGGTGCAGGTCATATTCGGGCTTGTACCGCTCCGGGATGGATGGCATGTCTGCGACGTCCATGCCCGGCGGCATGATCCGAGCCCGCATCCGCTCGGCCGTCGACCCGGCCAGGTCGTCGTTGAACGCCCGCTCGTACTCCTTCAGCTGCCGCGGCGCCCACTGCGCCGGATCGCCCGACAGGATTTTCAGGACAAGCTCGGGCGTGACGCCGTCGTCATACTCGGCGCGCATCCACCCGTGCCGCTTCAGGTACAGGTCCACGTCGATCAGCGCCTGCTCGACCGGCGAGTACCCGTACGGCGTCCACGTGCGGAGGCCACGGCGCCGGTAGATCAGCTGGTCGGCGGCGAACCCGGACGCCTCACCATCGGCGTCGACGTCCGCGGTGAACTCTCCGCGCGGGAACCCGAACAAGATCTGCTGGTAGGCCGGGTGCGGTGCCTGCGGGCGTGCACCACGGTCGTTCAGCAGCGGCTTGATCGTCGACCCGTCAAGGGCATTGAGCGCGTGCAGGTCCCCGCCGTAGGTGTACCGCGGGTAGATCGCGACCGCATCCAGGACCAGCTGCTCTTCGATGACCTGCCACAGCCAGTCCTCGAACTCCAGGCCCTGTTCCGGGTCGGGCGTCTGCCAGAACTGCACCAGCCGCTGGATATCCGGGGCGAGCTTGTCCTGCAGACGCTGCGTCGCCTCGGCCCGGCCGAGCCCGGCGGCTTCGGCTTCCTCCAGGGCGCCCTGGGAGATGGTGATGTCCCACTTCAGGCCGGTGAGTTCCTTCTGCCGGTGGGTGATGCACTGGCGGACGATCGGCATGTCCGCGGCGTCGCGGAGGGTCTTCCAGGGGATGAGCCGGTTGTCGGAGACGCGCAGGTTCCACGAGACGGGGTACTCGTAGATGCGCGGCTCGGGCCGCGCGGTGTCGGTGCGGGCCGCGTTGATCGGCGCCGGGTAGAGCGGGTCGCCGGGGTTGAACGGGAGGCTCATCCACTCCGGCGGGCGCGGCATGGGTGCGGGTGGGGCGGCGGCTTGGCCGGTCTGCTGGATGGCGGTGAGCACGTCCGCGAGCGGCACCATCGTCGCGCCGGCCGGGGGTACGGCCTTGTCGGTCTGGTCGCCGCGGCGAAGCCAGGAGAACCGGGCCATGCTCACCTCCTTTGGGTTTTCAGCAGTTCGTCGAAGTAGCTCGTGGTGACGTCCGCGCCCGCGTAGTACGCGAGCAGCAGCGCGTCAGCGTTGTCCGGGGACCGGCCGAGCCGCTCGATCGTGTCGTCCTTCGGCTCGACCTTGATCCGCCCGGACGTGTCCGGGTTCCACAGCGGCGTGAGCAGCTGCGCGACGGTCGTGTCGGCGTTGTCCATCGACGCGAGGTCCCAGCCGCGCCGCTCGGACAGCTCCCGCGCCATCCACCAGATCTCGCTGCGCAGGTTGAAGAACCGGTTCGGCTCCGAGCTGGCCTCACCGACGTTCACCGCGACGATCCGCGCCGTGTGCAGGCCACGGGCGGCCATGTTCCGCAGCTCGCCAATCACACCGAACCCGACACCGATCGAGTCGACCTTCACGACGGTGGCGCCGGTCTCGCGGATCGCGGTGAGGACCATCGGCGCGATCGTCTCCGGCCGGTCCGTACGGTCCCGCCACTCCCGGCCGGCGACCGGGCCGCGGCGCTCCCTGATCACGGTCTCGTCTCCGCCGCCGGCGACGTCCACGCCCAGGTGCACCGGCAGGAGCTCGCCCGGCGTGTACGGGGTTTCGAGGTCGAGGCGGCACGCTGAGATGTCGGACTGCCGGACGACCTGGTTGGGCGCGTCCGTGCTGAACTCACCGAGGACCTTCGACCGGTACAGCGGGTTGTCCTCGCCCCACTCCAGGCGCTTCTCCTCGAC